TTATGGCTGTGCGGGTTCAAGTCCCGCCCCGGGTACCAGGGAAAATAATTCCAGAATAATCAAAGCAATATGCAGTAATGTCGTGACCGCCGGAAGGCGGTTTTTTTGTGCCTGAAATTCCATTTCATAATATCCATTCATAATATTCTGCCACTATCATTGCTCTCCAACGGTAGGAACAATGGCGATTTTGCGGTCATATTTAGCTGTCTGTTCAACATTTTTGTGGCCTGATATAGCCTGCTTGTCATAGAGATTTCCTTCCAAATCCGATACACCCTTAGCCTTTAAATCATGAAACGTGAAGTCAAAATCCAACTCTGGGAATTTTTCTTTGGCGTCTTGCTTCGCTTTCATCCACCGGCTGTTAAACCCATCGCGCGTATATTTTGAGCCTGAGGGCTGATGTATGACATAGATGCTGCTCATACCCGATTTGAGTGGCAGAGCTTTAGCCTCATTGATCGCTGCTTCTAACCGTTTTCCCCAAGCTTTGATTTGGGCGACGCCGGTTTTGCTTTGTTGGATTAGTATTCCTTCATCCATAAGTTGGCTTTTACGCATCGTCAATATGTCCGCTTGGCGGGCGCAGCACAGATATGCGATTTCCATAGCGATCCTGACAATTAAAGGGGCAACAGTGAAAAGTGCGTCATACTCCTTATGCGTGATATACCGCGTTCTCGATTTTTCTTTAAACTGTTTCACCCCTTTACAAGGATTTCCCTTAACCAGACCACGCTCAAATCCCCATCTGAATACCCGTGAGACAAAAGCCTTTTCGCGGTTCGCCTGTGTCCGACTTTTGAGCCCGCGTTTGTCCATGTATTTTCGGATGTGCTGCGGTTTAATAGAATCTGGTGGCATGGTCCCGAAAACACTCAGTACTTTAAGCGAGTACTTTCGATAGTCCTTCTGCGTTTCCATAGCTAATTCAATGAAATCGGCTGATTGGAAAAAAAGCTTAACCAAATGCGCAAAATCGCTTTTCTTCTGTTGATCATTAATCAGTTCTTCATAAGCAGTCCATACCTGAGCAGGTGTTGAGTCAAAGCTACATAGGCGGATAGTCCCACCAAGTTTTGGCTTGAACTCATATGCCGAACGCCCCCGGCACGTGCGCGGCGGCATCCAGTTATCGTCTGGGTTACTGCGTTTCCTACCCATTAATCCAAAGCTCCAAAGTTAGGCTGAATTCCTGTATCGACCTGGGTAGAGGATCTGAGGGATACCGGATAATTGAAGTGGTTCCAAGTGGTGCTTGGCTTTCCGTCCCTGCGAGTAATAAAAAAAATGCCGGCTGCACGCAGTGCTTCACATTGTTTTGAAGCAATTTTATAGCCGGTAATCCGTTCAATGTCAGAGTCAGAGATGATTTCGTTATCGCTATTGTCCTGCATAATTACCTCCACATCCCGCCGCATACGGGTTTTAATTCATTCGTGACGTGTCACACTGTTAACTTCGTTTCGTGCCATCCGAGGGTAAGCCAGCAAGCTTTTTCACCCACACAAGGGCACTCGGTAACCGGCAATTGATCGCCACATTTCTTACATGATCGTTTCTGCTGGTGGGCTAAAGTTTTCTGGTACTCGGCATGGCACTGGCGGATTAGCAGACCGACAACCTCGCTGAATTCGTACGGCTCCCGGCCAGGGCGCAGACCTGACAAAAGCGCCTGCACCATCTGTTCTTCTTCTGCTTCCAAATGCAACTCACGAATGACGATCCCACCTTTTCGCTGTCGCGCCCGCTGGGCAGCTTTACGTTCAGCATCTGTCTTAGCCATTGGCAGCCTCCTGATAACTTTCAAACCAAAACACAACCGGAGCCTCTTTCACTTCAATCAACCCGAAACGCTCAGCGGTACGGAAGTTGACGCTGTACTGCCGAGCTCGTTCTGCCTGTGCCGCTATCTGCTCACGGAACGTCTCGAGGCTGAATGTCATTTTGAACAGGTTGCACGGCGCGCACGCCGGGTTAAGGTTCTCTATGCAGTCGCGGCTTTCATGCCAGACCTTACCGGTGGCTTTCAGTTTGAATAAGCCTTTGGCTTTCGCCGCCATGTCCTGCTCTGATTCACGCATAACCGGTTCTACGTGGTCGGCATGCCAGCCTTTCTCTGGAAGCTGGCAGCCGCAGTACGCGCACCTGCCGCCGAACTTCTCACGCAACTCTGCGCGCTGCGCCTTGGTCAGCTTAGCCATGCTTCACCCCGATTGCTTTGGCTGATAGAACGCATCCATCAGGAAGCGCTTGCCGAGTTTGGTTAACTTCCCGTGCAGCTTCTTCGTGAAGCCGATTTCCACCATGATGGTCGAGAGCGTGTGACCAGACCACGAATCGCACGCCGCCTTAAGACACCCTTGCTCTAACATTTTCCGTTTGTTAACCGGGCCAAAGTTGGTACCGTCGAACGCTTGCTCGATATACTCATCAGTGATGTGGTCGCAGTTGATTGGCTTAGCCATGCTGGGCCTCCTCATCGGCATCCACTGGCAACCACTCGATACCGTTAAAAAACTCGGTCGCTGCCATTGCTGTTGAGCTGTACGACTTGGAGCCAGGCTCCGAAACGACGTGCGCCCCAAGCTCCGCGTCGAAATAACGCAGGCTTCCTGGCTTCAGTTCATTTGCTGGCATCACGCACCTCCAGATTGTCCATGAACACCGCGCGCGATGGCGACCAGTCGCAATACGTGTCAGTTTCAACGTGACCGAAAATTGCTTTGCAGCGGCGAATGTGCGCACAGTCTCCGCACGATTTGCCCGAAGGGAGTTTCATTTTGTCCGGATCGGTTGGGTCAAAGTTGAGCTCTTTCATTTGGCCTCCCGCAGCTCGGCAGCGAACAATTCCAGGTCATAAATCTGGTTTCTGACTGTTTCCTGAGTAGCGCCATATGCATGGGTGTCTGGATGCATTTCAGTGAGCGATAGTTCCTTTCTGCTTATGAGACTTTCAATGGCTGCAACTGCTCCCCGCGCTTCGATAGCGACAAGGGCGGCGTCAGTGGCTGGGGTCGCAACCGTATCGATCAGCCCTTTTGCGAACGAATAAACCATCGAGCCGAAATCGACTTCTGGATCCATAAAGCATGAAAAATTACCGTTGACCGTTTTCACGGCAGGATTCCAGTCGTTCTGCTTGATGAAATCGAGATACTTCTCTCCTGTCAGCGCGCACTTCATCGCTACATTCTCGGCGAGTAGCTGGTCGTGCGACTCTTTCAATGCTGCATAGCTCAACACTTCGCTCATGCTGCACCTACCTGTTTGCTATTCTGCTGATAGGCAATGGCCATCTGCTCAGCGTCGTTCATGGCGTCATGCAGTGAGTGATGCTTAACCATCGCGAAGCATGGCTGGTGGGTTTTTGGCAGGTAACCTTTGGTGCCTTTTGTCATAGCGTCGATATACGTGCGCACGTCGCGTTTACCGCCCCAGTGCCACGGGCATTCCATTTCATACATGCGATAGGCGTGTTCAAGGATCGAGCCGTCAAAGTCGGTGCCCCGGAAAAATACTCGGGCGTTAGGGTGCTGCTTAATCCAGTTGGACAGTAGACCGAGACATTGGCGCAGGGGTTCGCGGTCGCCGGCCAAAGCGTCCTGTGCGTCTTCACCTTGCTTACGCCAGAATGCTTGGGTTTCTGCGCTGACAGTGCGGCCCTTCATCAGCTGATCGAACGTGTCGGCCAGGCAGTAAAACGCATTAGCTGAAAAGTCGGCCAACTCACTATCGCGGGCAACTTGGATGATGCTTTGCTGGGTCTGGTGAACATCACCAATGTCAAAAGCAAACCCACCGATCGAGAGGAGAACTGCCGACGGCAGCACGTCCAGGGTTTCGGTATCGATCGTGATTGTGTTGATCATCACAGCGCTCCCCATTCGGTCAGCTCATTGAACCGCGCAACGAACATTGCTCGCGCCTGCACCGGCATCACCGGATTAATCACGATGTCCGCCGGGAAAATACCTTCCAGCATTGGCCACACTTGGCCATCATCGATATCAAGATCCCGGCGTTCGGTGGCCAGCATGACCAGGTCGGCATACTTCACTGCGATATCCATCTGCAGTGGCAGACCGAAGCGCTGGCGGATCACTGCGTCGAGCTGGTCTTCGATACGCTGGTGATCCGGCAGCAGGCGCTTAAGTGGGGCAGGGATGTCTTTGCAATAGGCTTCGGTGGCATCGTGCATCAGCGCCTCAAGGGCGAACTCTGGCGCCACAATGTGGCTGCACAGCACTGAGTGTTGCGCCACGCTGTAAAAGTTAGGCAGATGGCCGGCAAATCGGCACTCATGGGACAGCGCCTGGGAAATATCCTCAATGCAAATGCTTTCGACTGCAGGCGCCGCAAAGTCCAAGTGACGGCCTGTAAAAGTGGTAATCCAGCTCATACGTTAATTCCCACACGCTGATTTTCGGCAAAGCGAATCCCTGCCAAAAACTGGCAATTTTCCGCAAATCGAATATCGGGTTTGAAGAAGGGAGGCCAGACGCCCGCATAGCGCTGGCTCCCGGTTAATTACTCACACATCAGGTGGCGCACCGCGCCGGGGCTTTATACTGTGTAAAGGGATAAGGTGAACCCAGAACAGTACGCCACCTCATGTGTGAAAAAAGTGCGGCTGACACCAACCAGCGAACAGCCGCAAAAGGCTTCTACACACAGCAATCTCCGCCGGATATCTGCGCTTGCTTTCGCTGCAGTGCCGCCGGCGCGGCGCATAATGTTGTGGTGGCGGGAGTTGAACCCACAGGCGGAGAGGTAGCCCGCCCATCACCGGATACCACAACGGAAAGAGCACTGGATGTGACGTTGAAGCTCGCATCGCAGCAGCGCCGACCGCCATCCCGGTTCACACGGCATCTGCGCATGCCATCAGTGATTACTTTTAGGCCCGGCCAGTGCTCTTACCGTTGTGTGCTGACCTTCCAGCCAGCGTGGTGGGGATTGCAAGCGATCCGCTGAACTTACCCACTCGGCGGAATCACCATTCGGATGCCGCCGCATAACTCCGAATGATCCATTTTTCTCAAGGCTACTTATGCGTTAACCGGGCGCCAGCCGGACCTACGTGATGCGTTTACGCTTCCTTTCCCTCACTCCGTCGCCGGGGGAACCTAGCCACTTACCGCTGCTGCGGCTGGCCAATATTTACGGTCGGCCCGCTCACCTGTCACATGATGTTACCCTCCATCCGTACGCCTGTTCTCGTCGCGGGGCAGGCTCCCCGTGCTCATTTCCCTCTGAAGCCGTCATAGCCGAAGCTGATAGCAACAGGGGAGTAAAAGACACTTCACATTGGGCTGCTCACTCATGAGTGTCAGGATTCTCCACCGCTCCCAGACTTGAGGGAAAGGGCGAGTGAGCATTCCGATGTGCGCCGGTTACCCGGCGACTGCCACCAAAACCATAAAGCCAACAGCCAGCCAAAAATCCAGACACGAAACAGCCATTACCAACCACCATGCGCCTCGTTCACTCATGATTGCCTCGGTGCGCCCCGTAGGGCGCGGTATTACTTTTCGCTTTTTAAAAGCGGCCAGGCAATGGCCACGATCCCCGCTACGAGAACCCCATCAGCCACCATCGACATCAGACGGCTGGTGAAGTCGATAGCAACGACCATAAACAGCAGGAGGCCAATTCCAGCCCACCGCAACTTGGCAATCACAGGTATTGATCCAGAGATAGCTGAAGAGCCTGAGCAATTTTCTTCAGTTGCTTCTCTTCTGCATCACCGATGCCATCGTTATCAGCGACATCAAGGCACAGGCAAAGAACGTCAACGGCTTCAGGAGTACCAGCAACATCCTCCAACTCACGCAATGCCTGAGCATTTGCGCTGCGTGGAGATGCTTCATAACGAGCACGGATGTTGCTGCTCATCTGGGCGATCTCACCGGCGAACGGGGCAAATGCAGGCAGGGCGCTGATAGTTTTTTCCAGTACAGAGATTTCTTTCGCGTCACAGGTTTCATCTGCATAGGCGATCGAGTAAGCACCCCATACAGTTGCCTCAACGGCATCGCGATTTTCCATTTTCTTGACTTCTGCAACCGCTTTGCGGGCTTTCTTCTTGAAAATACCGAACATGTGAATTCCTCTTTGACTAAAAATTAAAGGGTTATGGGCACTGCCTTAGCGAATCATCCCGATCTTCGTGTGCCTCGGGCGGCTACTTCGTGGGCGTCCTGCCTGTTCGCTGCTGATGGAATGATAGTCACAAATTGTGTGCATTATGTCAATCACTAAATGTGATTGAATTGCTGTGATTGTTTTTGTATATGATTTAGAAACGAAAAAAGCCGCAATCGCGGCTTAATTAGAGGGGAGGTAACTTACTGGAAGGTTTCTTCAGGCCACTGTGCGGTAACAACTTTGCCAATCAACTTGCAGTTTTCATCAAATGGGATGATGTCATATCGTTGATTTAGTGGTTCCAGTTGGGGTTTACCCCCATAGATTGAAAATTGCTTAAACGTAACTTCATCATTGTTGAGTCCCGCCACACAGAAATCACCGGATTTAATATGAGGAATTTCACAAGGATCTACCAATATCAGCATTCCCTCTGGGAAGCTTGGCTTGGCACCTTGTGGGGCTGTCATCGAGTGCCCGTCAACCAATAACCAGAAAGAATCCGCGCTTGCTTTGACAGTAGTTGGAATTAAACGAACTGCATCCCTCTCGGTATAACTTCCCACATCATTGAAATGTCCAGCAGAAACCTTTGTATAAAACGGGTATTGATACTGGGATGCCAGGTGGTGTGCTGAGTCACCAAACAACAACTCTGCAGGGCTTACCCCAAGATATGAGGATAAAATAATTGCATCATCCGCACTAATTTTACGCGTCCCCAGTTCGTAGTTGCCAATTCTAGAAGCAGAAGACCAGCCGATCTGCTTAGCAAGATCGGCCTGGCTTAACCCTTTGGCATCACGAAGCGCTCTTAAGCGTTCGCCTATGATTTCAGACAATGTTTTCATCCCTCCTTTTTACCACATAGCGTGGTCATAGTCCGCTCACGTATTGTCATTGACTGTCAATCACATTTTGTGTCTAATGGGGCTTCGTAATCACAAAGGAGCTTACATGAACAATATCGCTGAACAGCGGAATAAGCTCGGCATAACTCAATCCCAGCTTGCCAAGGCATGCAACATGGGTAAATCCCGGATCGCTAATTATGAAATTGGAATTAGAACGCCGGGCCTTCAAGACTGCCGAGTCATTGTATCCGCCCTGAACAACCTGGGTGCCAAATGTCTTCTCGATGATGTGTTTCCGCCCGAGAAAAATATTACTGCCCCAGCAGCTTAACCAAAACCACAGAAGCGGAGAAACCTTGTGGATAACAAAGACTTTCCCACCCAGGACGACATCAGCGAAGCGATTCACAAGCTGATCACGCTGTTCCCAGGCAAGTACAGCGCGATGGCGAAGGAGTTGGATCCGGTAGCCGGCACTGAAAACGCACTACGTAACCGCGTTCGTCAAGTATCGGGGCAGGTAGTGCCGTTGGGAATGGCAGTAGAAATGGAGTCGATCTCGGGCCGTAGTGATATCACAGAGGCGATGTGTAAGCACGCTGGTGGCGTGTTCGTGAAGCTGCCGGAAATCGAGCAGATGGGCAATGAGGAGCTGCTTTACAAATTTAACGATCTGCTGGCGTCTCTGGGCCAGTTTGCGCGTTTCCATAACGAGTCTACCGCCGATGGCGTTCTCGATCGTGAAGAGAGCAGACGCATGAAGGCCAAGGGTTACCGGGTTCAATCGCTGGTGGCGGAAATCATGGTCGTTACAGAGATGTTGTTTGGAGAAGGTGACGCCACAGATATGCGGTCTGTGGCGTCGGGCGCATTAACTAAACGTGTGGAGTAATTAACGCATGAACAGATTAACAGAATCTCGTTTGCGTGGGCAATTTCGTTGTGTGGCTTCAAGCTGCGCCAAACCGTTAGTGCCGTTGCGTTATGTGATGAGAATACCGGGCGGTTGGTTACCTGTCACCCACAGCGCACTGCAGGAAGTTGTGGCCCGCTGCAAATACTTGGCGCTTCCGGCTCCGGGAGTTTGCCTATGAACCCTATCGAGTTCATCCGCAAAAACGTCGTGACGCAGCTTGTTGGCGAAGGTTTCCCCGAGGATGTCGCTAGGGGGGGGGCAGAGGAGGCGGTCGATCTGTATCGCCGTATGTCTCAAGCCAGCAGGAAGGGGCGCATCTACGACGATTGCCTCACTCAAGCCCGGCAATACTGCCGATTCCACACACCAAAACACCTGAAAGGGGGATCCAATGGAAAACGAGGTAATCGTGCCGTTTGAAATGGATTGTCGTGACAGTCACGGCGTATTGGTTCACGTGAAAGGTGTCGAGAAAGTTAAAAACTGGGTGCTATTTGAACGTCCAGGGTACGAGCATGGCCTTTGTTTCTGCCCGCGCAGAGACTTTGGTACAAAATTCAAGAAGGTGCAGGAATGAGCAGAATATTCGAGGTAGTTCAGTCCATGTCTGGGCAGAAGAACTGCATCGTGATCCCTGGGCCGTATTTGGATTTTTTTGCCAGCGATCAGCAGGCTTTTGCCTTGGCTGCCGTATTGAATCAACTGGTGTTCTGGACAGGAAAGTCATCACAGGACAACGGCTGGTTTTACAAGACGCATGAAGAACTTGCGAGTGAACTGCGCGGTGTCAGCGAAGACCAGGTGCAGCGCGTAGTCAGCAAGCTACGTAAGAGGTATTTGCCGGGTGTTATCGAGGTATCTACCCGTAAGGTAAATGGCACACCGAAGAACCATTATCGTATAGACGGTGACAAGCTAATCGCTCTGATATTCCCGCCAGCAGTGGAATCCGCAGAATCACGGAATGGAAAACGCGAAGGTGCGGAATCCATTACGCAGAATCACGGAATGGAAAACGCAGAAGTGCAGGAACAACGCCGCGATTCTGCGGAATCCTATCTCTATACAGATCATTACTCAGATCAGAACAAACAGATCATAAAACCTGTTGGTCAACTGGCCGAGCCAGCCGACCCGCAAGCGGATGACTCTCTGAAAATCGACTACCAGACGGTACTCAGCGTATTCCATACGACGCTGCCGGAATTGCCTAAGGTGCTCAAAATGACTGACGGTCGCCGGAAGGTGCTGCGCAAGCTCTGGAAGGAATACGACCTGAACGAAGACAAATGGGGCGCTTACCTACGTTACATCGCCAAAAAGTGCCGCTGGATGCTTGAAGATAGGCCAGACACTACCACTGGCAAGACCTGGCGGAAGAAGGATTTCGATTACCTGATCACTGAGGCGTGCTACCTGAGCGTGAAAGAAGAACGAGCCAATGACCTGCCAAAGGTTCAGAAACTCGACAACGCAGCACGTGAAGAGGCTTACACCCGCTTGATCTCCCAACGCCGCAAACCTCGTAACGAGGTGGAAACTCTGGCTAAGGAAATGGCCGGATCTTTGGGACGCATGAGTGATTACGATGCCCGCCGGGCATGGACTGGTATCTGGGCGCAGGCAGTGGCGAAGGCCAGCGAGAACGACTTAGCGAGGTTGGCACCATGAGAAAATTATCGATTCCGGTAGACGTGTTCGAGAGCGAGCGTGTTAACAGCGGCATCCGCCGTTTAATTTTGGCTGGCATGCTGAAGGACAACCCAGAAAACCAGATGGGCCGAGTAATTCAGGCAGCCGTTGGCCCTAAGTGGATGACACTCCGCGATCTTGAAAGGACCGTATTCATGATGTTTTTCGTGGCCGACACGCAGGCCGCAATTAGCGCCAGGCTGCGCGAAGTTGACCCTAAAGTGCATGGGCTGGTGAAAGAAAAACGCATTTTGAAGGATCCAGATACAGGCAAGCAGGTTTATTTCTACCGGCTGGTGGCCGTCGCTGAACAGGAGCAAGAAGCATGAACCAATACTGTGAAAAGTTAGCCGTGCTGCGTGCTCAGCCTGCACATGAGTTGAAAGAGGTAGGTGATCAGTGGCGTACCAGCGATGCGTTATTTTGGGGTATTAACGCGATGTTTGGACCGCTGGTGTTGGATCTATTTAGTGATGGTGAAAACAGCAAATGCAGCGCGTTCTATACCGCTGAAGACAACGCATTGACTCAGGACTGGGCGGCAAAACTGGAGGAATTAAAGGGCGCCGCGTTCGCTAACCCGCCATATTCTCGTGCTCAGCAGGATGAAGGGCAGTACATCACCGGGATGGTGCACATCATAGCCAAGGCAATGGAAATGCGCGAGAAAGGCGGCCGGTACGTTTTCTTGATCAAGGCTGCCACGTCTGAAACCTGGTGGCCAGAGGAGGCCGATCACATAGCATTTATTCGCGGGCGTCTGGGTTTCGATCTGCCGTTATGGTTTGTTCCGGCGGACGATAAGCAGGTACCGACAGGTGCGTTCTTCGCGGGCGCGGTTGCTGTGTTCGACAAGAATTGGCGCGGCCCGGCATCGGCCTATATCAGTCGCAACCAGCTAGAGGCTCAGGGGGAAGCATTTTTGGCGCAGATCCGCCGAGAAGCCCTACGACTGGCTCCGCAAACTACAGCAGTTCCACTTGTAGAAACAACCAACACGGTATGGCCAAAAGAGGTTGTGTTCCTGCTGCAGCAAGTTGATGGAGCTGACCAGTTGCCGGATCACTTGCGCCAGAAGCTATGCCAGCACATCACCCGCCTGAAATTGGAAGGCATGCAGGAGCCCCAGATCGTAAACACCATTACTGAATTATCAACCGCCATGGGAGCAGCAGCATGAAGCACGAAATCATTGTAGATAACTTCGCCGGCGGTGGTGGTGCGAGCACTGGCATTGAAATGGCAATTGGCCGCAGCGTTAACATCGCGATCAATCACGATGATAACGCGATTGCGATGCACGAAACCAATCACCCGGATACGCTGCATTACTGCGAATCAGTGTTTGACATCGACCCTGTAGCGGCTACTTGCGGGCATCCTGTGGCGTTAGCTTGGTTTAGTCCGGATTGCCGCCATTTCAGTAAAGCGAAGGGGAGCGCACCGGTAAAAAAAGAGATCCGTGGCTTGGCGTGGATCGTCATTCGATGGGCGTTGAAAAAACGCCCTCGGCTGATGCCATTGGAAAACGTTGAGGAGTTTAAAACGTGGGGTCCACTGGTTACTGACGAAGAGGGGAATGATTACCCGTGTCCTAAGCGTGCTGGGGAAACTTTTGCCGCTTTCGTGAGTATGCTGACCACCGGAGTCAGTGAAGATCACCCTGCGCTTGCGGAGTGCTGTGATGTACTGGGTATTGAGGCGGGTAGTGACGATCACAAAAAGCTCATAGCTGGTCTGGGCTATGACGTTGAGCACAGAGAGCTGCGTGCTTGCGACTATGGCGCGCCGACGATCCGCAAGCGATTCTTCATGCTGATGCGCTGTGACGGTAAACCGATCGTCTGGCCCGAGCCAACCCACGGCGACCCGAAATCACTCGAGGTTCAAAGCGGTAAGCTGAAGCCGTGGCGCACTGCAGCGGAATGCATCGACTGGTCAATCCCGTGTCCGAGCATTTTTGAGCGCAAGCGCCCATTGGCCGATAACACCTTGCGCCGAATCGCGCGCGGTATTCAGCGCTTTGTGATCGACAGCCCGAATCCTTTCATCGTGAAGTGCAACCACACCAGCACCAAGACAACTTATAACTGCTTCCGTGGCCAGTCTTTGGACGAGCCTTTGCAGACGATCACCAAGACCCATGGTTATGCGTTGGTCACACCCATGATTGCTGGTGCCGGTGGTTCTGAATATCAGGCCAAACCACGCAGCGCAGATCAGCCTATGCACACTATCCTGAAGCAATCGCGGGCTGCATTGGTTGCGCCGATCATCGCGCGTATCGGTCAGACAGGTTTCGGCGGCGATCGCTTGGCATATGAAGCAGGCAGGCCGCTGACGACAGTCACCACGAAAGCAGAACATCTGGTGGTTGCCCCCATCATTGCACGTCAATTTGGCAATAGCGTCGGTCATCGCGCTGACGAGCCAAATGGCACGATCACTGCCGGCGGTGGCGGTAAAAGCCAGCTTGTTTCGGCTTTCTTGGCGAAGCACTTTGGCGGCAACTACACCGGTCCTGGCGCTGATCTTGCTGAACCGGCACACACCGTTACTACCGCCGATCACCACGCCTTGGTTACGTCAAACCTGATCAAATTCCGTGGTACCTGCAAGGATGGCCAGCCGGTGACTGAGCCCATGCCAACCATTACCGCCGGCGGCCTGCATATTGGTGAGGTTAGGGCATTCCTGTTGAAGTATTACGGCAACGAAAAGGAAGGTGTAAGCCTCACAGATCCGCTGCACACCGTCACCACGAATGACCGTTTCGGCCTTGTCACTGTAGAAGGCATCGATTACCAGATCGTTGATATCGGCATGCGTATGCTCCAGCCACATGAGCTGTATGCTGCCCAGGGATTCCCGTCCTGGTACATCATCGATCAGGACTACCGTGGCAAGAAGTACGCCAAGGATAAGCAGGTCGCTCGCTGTGGCAACGCGGTACCGCCACCATTTGCTGAAGCTTTGGTTAGAGCCAACTTGCCTGAGATGTGTGTAGAACGTAAAGAGGTGGCAGCATGATATTAACCCTGCCATTCCCGCCCAGCGTAAACGGTTACTGGCGTTCGCCGAACAAGGGATCATCCCGTGGTCGCACTTTGGTCAGTGAACGCGGCAGGGCATTCCAGGCAGAAGCTATCGCCCAGGTGATGGAGCAGCTGCGCCGCCGGCCGAAGCCTATCAGCGCGGATATTTCTGTACAGGTGGTGTTCTGCCCACCGACTAAAGCCCGCAGGGACTTGGATAATTTCTTCAAGGCGCTGTTTGACGCCATGACGCAGGCGGGTGTGTGGATCGATGATAGCCAAATTAAACACATTGATGCCAAGTGGGGGCCAGTAATCAAGGGCGGCAAGGTCGAACTTCGGATTAGCGAGGTGGCGCCATGCGCGGACTGATGAAAGGGATAGTTGTCCGTGAGCTGGGGCAAGTCATCCTGAAGCCCGAAGCTGAACTGCTGCCGATGTTCGGTGACCGGGTGCTGGTGGCTACGGTACCGGCAGAGTTTCGCGATATGCCAACTGGGCCACTGCCGGCGGTACAGCAGCAACTGGCCAGCGATCCGCGCTTCAAACCATTCTTTCAGCATGAGCGAGTGCTCTACGCCGCTGGTGGCATAAACAGCCTGGAGAGCTGGCTTGGGCGCAGATTTGATTGCCAATGGCAGGACGAGGACGGCTATCACGACAAAAACATGGATACGTTACGCGTGTTTGGTGGCGCAGTCCGCCTTTGCTGGCACCATTCCCACGTACACGGTGATAAAAGCCTGCCAGAGATGAAGCAGCTGGCAGAGCAGAATATTGCCGATTTTGTTGTGTACCGAGCACGGCATCACTTCATGTTCGACGAGAGCCATCAACTGACGCTGCCAGAGCTGTGTTGGTGGGCTTGGGTGCATGAAGTGATCGACCTGATACCGGAAGACGTGGCGGCGGCATCGCTTCGCATTAAGCCGCACACCGTCCCGAGTGGCGTCAAACTAGAGGCAGATATCACGCATACTCCTGCGGCGCGGCAGATAGTCGCCGAGATAGCCAAGAAGGCGGCAAAGGTGTTGGTAATCGATCCAGAGCCGCCAAAGGCATTATTCAAGATACCAAAGCGCGAGCGTTGGACCAGTGAGAAGTTTACCCGGTGGGTGAAGTCTCAGCCGTGTGCGTGCTGCGGGAATCCATCCGACGACCCACACCACATCATTGGCCACGGTCAGGGCGGGATGGCCACAAAGGCACACGATTTTTTTACCATCCCACTATGCCGGAAACATCACGATGAATTGCATCGTGACATGTCACGTTGGGAAGAAGAGTACGGCACACAGATCGAGGTGTGGTTTAGATTCATCGACTACTCGTTATCGATTGGTGTAATACAGTAGATCCATGTGGTCTTAAGTAGGTGGGAATTCAATATTGAAAATTTTGCTAGCTCTCGAAACAATTACATGGTTAGGCTCTACTGGACGAATGAAATTATCTTTAAGTGTTATGTATTGGTGGAGTAAATAGAAAAGGCTAAGCATTGTGTAAAGCATGCTGCATTGTTTTCCATAGCATTCATCATTGTTTTTTATGTAATTATCAGTGATATAGGAACCTTTTTCGTTAATGCTATCAACTAATGATGTGAAAAGTTTGCATGCTTTACGTTGTTCGTTAGTCAATGTTGAATATACATCCTTAAGATGAGCGTTCAATATGAAAAGACTGATGGGAGTTGGCATATTTATATGGGTAAATTCATTAGGTCTACCCTTTCTAACTAAAAGACTCTGGTAGAGGTATGGTATGTCATTTTTTAAGTCATCCAAAACATCACTTAACTCCAAGAATATTTTTTCTTTGGTTTTTGAAATGTCAAGATTCTTCTTCACTTTTTCTACGTATGGTATTAAGAGAATACCGATGAAAAAGGTTAAAAATGGAGTTATTGCCTTTAGAAATTCCATAGCTAAAGCACACATTAAAATACATTTTTTTATTTTAAGTGACTTTGCTGGAGTTTAGTACGTGGCTTTCTATACAGTATTTTGGAGCGTTCGTTAGTTGACTCGAGCGCATAGTGTGGAGTAATAGGCGAGCTGGCATGCGGGCCAGACGCCTGGAGATTAAAGCATGAGAGATATTCAGTCAGTGTTAGAGCGTTGGGGTGGATGGGCGTCAGGGGATAACTGCGGGGTGGACTATTCTTCGATCGCCGCCGGATTCAAAGGGCTACTGCCTCAAACAGGTAAATCGCGCTTGTCCTGCTGCGATGATGATGGATTGGTAATTGAAGGATGCATGGCTCAACTCAAGCGCCGGCGCCCTGATGAGTATCAGCTGATTGTCCTGCACTACATCTTCAACATACAGAAGCGTGCGATAGCTAGGTCATTCAAGAAGGACGAGAAGCTGATCCGGATAGGGTTGCAGATGGGGGAAAACTTCATTGAAGGGTGCCTATCCATGCTGGACATACGGCTTGAGATGGACCCAGAAACGGAACGTGAAAATATTTATGAAAAACCTCTAACGCGGTCCGCAAATTGTGTTTTAGTCTGATAAGAGTGGTTACGCAGTGACGTAGCTTATCAACTTTAAAAACCTCGCTTCGGCGGGGTTTTCTTGTTTTCAGCCCCAGCCAACATCCGACACACACCTGGCACACCCGTATCGCCGACTCGTTTACGGTTGGAGGCTGAACCCTATTGGCCGTGGCATAGATCGCGGCTTTTTTATGCCCTCGGTATGGAGAGGACAATTACAGCAATGAGGAGTAACGATGTCCGATCCATTAACTACGGCCGGTGTGGCTGGACTTGCTGGCGCTACTGCAGCGGCTCCGGTGTTCGGCATTGATTACGGCGTAATCTTCGGCGCCTTCATTGGCGCGATGTTCTACGTCACGCAGGCCAAAGACATTCCACGCATCAGGCAGGCATTCTCTTTCGTTGTCTCGTTCGGTACCGGCGTTCTGGGGGCAAGCGTCACTGGTGCGAAGCTATCGGGGTGGTTGAATTACAAAGACACCCCACTGGAACCGCTGGGCGCACTGATCATCTCGGCGGTGGCCGTAAAATTGCTGACCTTCATCAGTGAGAAGATGGAGGATCCGACGTCGCTGTTTAGCCGGTGGCGAGGAGGTTCGAATGGTAACTAACGAATTGGCGCTGCTGTGGCTTCGACTGACACAAAGCGACCCGATGGTAGTCCTGAATGTGCTGCTGTGCTCAGCCATCGTTTGCCGCCTGGCATTCTTTCGAAAGACAGGATACAGGCACCGTACGTGGATAGCATGGCTCGCATGGTTCCTCATCGCGGTTTATTCGTGGATCCCGTTCCGCTTCATTGCCCAGCAGTATCAGGACACCCACTGGGGCGTTATCACTGCCAACCTAATCATCTGCATCGCGCTATACCGGGTTAAGGGGAATATCGCGAAGCTGCTGCACTCCCTGAGGCCACAATGACAAAAGACGACATCTTTAATGCCATCCTCGGTAAAGAGGGCGGATACGTTAATAACCCTGACGATAAAGGCGGGGCCACGCGCTGGGGGGTTACTGAGCGAGTTGCCCGTGCTCATGGTTATACGGGTGATATGCGAACATTGCCGCGAGAAACAGCGCTGTCAATCTTGACCGCTGATTACTGGACTGGCCCGCGCTTCGACATGATTGCCACTGTATCCCCGGTCATCGCTGCCGAGATATGTGATACCGGCGTGAACATGGGGCCGAGCGTCCCGAGTAAGTGGTTACAGCGTTGGCTGAATGCTTTTAACCAGCAAGGAAAGCTCTACCCTGACCTTATTGCTGATGGGCAAATAGGGACTCGCACAGTCATTGCCTTGCAGGCGTTTCTGGTCGCTCGTGGTTCTGAGGGCGAAGGTGTTCTGCTGAAGGCGCTTAACTGTAGCCAGGGTGCACGTTATCTCGAATTGGCCGAACAGCGAGCAGCGAATGAAAGCTTTGTTTATGGCTGGGTAAAAGAGCGGGTGGCGTTATGAGCTGGTTCCCGCTGCCTAACGGTAAAGCGATGCTGGTGGCTGCTGTCCTTGCCATATTCGCTTGGTTAGCGGTTAGCAACTGGGGCTACCGCAAAGAGCTGCAGCTGACCCAGCAACAGCTTTCAGCAGAGCAACTGGAGAACAGCAAGCAGGCAGGGCTTATCGCCACGTTGCAGACACAGGACGAGCAGAACCGTGCGCTGATGGCGGCTCAGCAGCAGCAAGAACAGCAGTTACGCCAGCAACACGACATCTTGCAGAGGAAATACCGTGAAGCGATTAAAAACGATCCCTGCGCTGCTCAGCATATGCCTGCCGCTGTTATTGACCTCTTGCAGCAAAACGTTGCCACCGGTGCCAGCGCAGGTGATAAGCCTACCCCCTGAAACAGTATTCACGCCCTGTGAGCAACCTGCGCTACAGGGTGATACTTGGGGCGATGCCGTCAGCTATACGCTGTCGCTTCAGACCTCATTGCAAATCTGCGCCGGTCAGATAACCACGCTCAACCTTTGGCGTGCAGGCATTAAGGGCTAACCATGAAAGAGTTCATTCAATTCAGTGTGATGTGGACAGGATTTATTTTTGTGGTGTTTGTGGTCGTACCATTTTTTTTCGTGCGGCTGATTGCTGGTGGCACCAGTCGAAGAAATCAACCGCCACCCCCGCCGTGGGTGCGGCCAGCACCGCCGCCACAACCACCCAGGCCATACGGTATGGAAAAGGGAGGGCGCAACCCACCGCCTCCTGATCACTACGTTAAGCCAGCACCAACACCAACACCACCGGCTCCTCGTATTCCCCGCATGAGTTGCCAGCAGCGCTGTCGTTGTGGTGCTTGTTGTAGTGATTGCAGGAGGTGAACACGTATTGGCAGCAGGAAAGATGGAAGTGGCGAGGTATGGCTGATGTTGCGAAGGATTAACTGGCAGAAGTTTCAATTTTGTTGAGCAGGCACTTAATTATTACGTATAGGCACCACCCGAATGGCGTGATGGCAGATGCCACTGCCTTTATTGCAATAAGTTCTTCAGAAGTAAAATGCATAGTAGCCTCCAAGGCTGGTTAGATCGTTTAGTTGCTATTAGGGCACCTATTCAAAGCTAAGCGACGGCTCCTCTATACAGAGAGCCATTGCTGAGTGTGTGATGTATCTATTGTGTCGGCTATTAGGCCTTCCCATTAGTGAGTCGTAATTGCTGACATGTAGCTGGAGGCAGGCGTATCATCCTCTGAACCAGGAGGATCCCATGTCATACAATCTCGGCAATCTGCCAAAAGAAAAAATGGATAAAGTGAACGTTGATCTTGCAGCATCAGGCGTAGCGTACAAAGAGCGCATGAACCAGCCAGTGATAGCGATGCAGGTAGAGAATGAGCAGCCTGCGCACCTGCGGGAGTATTTCCGCGAGCGAGTCGCTCACTACCGAGAGGTGAGCAAAAGGCTACCTACCGGCTCTGCGCCGGTTTATCAGCAAATGGCTGAGGCCAACGGCAAGAAGTAACAGAACATCGATAATGACCCGCTTCGGCGGGTTTTTTTATGCCCGCAAGACAGGAGAAGAAGACAATGTTGACAGTGAAATTCCAATACGCCAACGGCGGAGATCGCACCATTGAAGCACGTGAGGTAACTCGAAATGCTGACTCGGCAATTTTCATTGACCGACCAGGCACCACAGATGGAGTGACAGAACGAGTTGACCTATCGTCTGGCGACACGCTGTATGTGATGAACGAAAGGGGGAGCACGGTGGCTCGATACTTCGGACCAAATAAGCCCCCCGCAGTGTAAGCATTACAGAAGCCCTTCGCCGAGGGGCTTCGATAATGCACGGTAGCCATTTCCCCACATCTACCGCGCACGCTTGTGAATGATAACCATTATCAAAAGGTACTCCCGAGGGGGGACCCCAGCCACGGGGCGGCGGACTCGCGGAAAACGGCTAGTTTTTCGCATTTCATTGACATCATCATCATCTGTTCACTCGATTGTTTTTCTTGGTGATTTTTTTTCGAGGATGTCGAATTGTATGAAAAGTGTTCACCATCATGGATAAAGAACTGGAAAACGTCCGACTGAACCTGAACCAGCTCGCGGCAATCACCGGTGCACACAGGCAAACCATTGCAGCTCGTCTGAAAAACGTCGAACCCGCTCCCGGCAGTAATGCCAAATTGAAACTTTATACCTTGCCGGATGTGTTGGCCGAGTTGGTGAAGATTGCACCGGCGGCCGATGTTGACGAAATGCTGCCGCCCGATCGTAAAGCCTGGTTTCAGTCAGAACGTGAAAGGCTCAAATTTGAGCAGGAAACGAGCGAATTGATTCCGGCTGCAGAAGTTGCCCGCGAGTTTTCTGCAATGGCAAAAGCGATGGTGCAGGTGCTGGAAACATTGCCGGATATCTTGGAGCGTGATTGCGCGTTATCACCATCAGCAGTTTCTCGGGTGCAGTCCATCATTGACGATCTGCGTGATCAGATAGCGCTGAAAGTTATGCAAGCGGATACAGAGATCGAGGAGGAAATGCCCGAGGAGGATTAATGGTCGCACAGGCATCAGCCGCAGAAACCCGGCGGAACATGGCCGGTATTATTCAGGCACCGCGCCGAATGCCGGTTGCTGAAGCTGTTGAAAAGTTTATGCGTGTGCCGATGGGGGCGGGCAACTCCGTCAAGTGGGACCCGACTGTGGCACCTTATGTTATTGAGCCGATGAACTGCCTGGCATCGCGTGAATACGATGCGGTGGTTTTCGTCGGTCCAGCGCGTACAGGTAAAACGATCGGTCTGATTGACGGCTGGATTGTTTACAACATCGTGTGCGATCCCGCCGATATGCTGGTGGTGCAAATCTCGGAAGAGAAAGCACGAGAGCACTCTAAGAAGCGACTGGCGAGGACGTTCCGCGTAAGCCCTGAAGTCGCCAAACGTCTCAGCCCGCGTCGTAATGATAATAACGTGCATGACCGTACCTTTCTGGCCGGAAATTATCTAAAGCTGGGCTGGCCATCGGTCAATATCATGTCTTCCTCGGACTATAAGTGCACAGCCCTGACTGATTACGACCGCATGCCTGAGGATATCGACGGCGAGGGGGACGCTTTCACACTTGCATCTAAACGTACCACTACGTTTATGAGCGCCGGCATGACCCTGGTAGAGAGTTCACCAGGCCGAGATATCATTGATTCAAAATGGCGTCGCCGCTCAGAACATGAGGCTCCGCCAACGACGGGCATTCTCTCCCTGTTCAACCGTGGGGACCGCCGTAAGTTGTATTGGAAATGCCCGCACTGTAGTGAACATTTCCAGCCGATCGCGGAGGTCATGACTGGATATCGCGACATCCCCGATCCAGTAAAGGCCAGCGAGGCAGCGTATATGTGTTGCCCTCATTGCAATGGCACGATAACGGCAAACATGAAGCGCACCTTGAACCAGGAGCATGTGTGGCTGCGTGAGGGGGAAACGATTGATGCGGACGGCAACCGAGCAGGGGAACCGCGCCGCTCTCGTATAGCCTCGTTCTGGATGGAAGGTCCTGCGGCGGCGTATCAAACGTGGTCACAGCTCGTATATAAGCTACTCACCGCAGAACAAGATTATGAAGCAACGGGATCGGAAGAAACGCTCAAGGCGGTAATTAATACTGACTGGGGGCGGCCGTACTTACCGCGGTCGGCAACTGAACAGCGGAAATCAGATGCATTGATGGCGCGTGCTGAGGCCGTCACGAAGCGCGCTGTTCCCGAGGGGGTTCGCTTTCTGGTGGCTACAGTGGATGTTCAGGGCGGGAAAAACCGTCGTTTTGTCGTGCAGATCATGGGATATGGCGCTCATGGCGAGCGCTGGCTGGTGGATCGCTACAACATCAGGCAGTCGATGCGGTTCGATAAAAACGGTGAAAGTCTGCCGGTGGATCCGGCCGCCTATCTTGAAGACTGGGACTTATTGTGCACAGATGTGCTGGATAAATGCTGGCCAATGGATAAAGACCCCAGCGTGAAAATGCCGGTGTTGGCCATGGCTGTTGACTCCGGCGGTGAGGACGGTGTAACGGGTAATGCGTACGATTTCTGGCGCAAGTGCCGCCGAGATGGGGTGCATAAACGAGTTTATCTCTTCAAAGGCGACAGCCAAGCCCGCAGCAAGTTGATCAGTAAAACATTCCCCGATAACACAGAACGCTCAAACCGGCGTGCACAAGCGCGCGGGGATGTGCCGCTTTACCTTCTGCAAACCAACGCGTTGAAAGATCGCATTAATAACGCACTGCTGCGTGATACGCCTGGAGCTAACTATGTGCATTTCCCTGATTGGATTGGTGAATGGTTTTACGACGAGCTGACATACGAAGATCGAGGGACTGATGGAAAGTGGAAAAAGCCGGGGCGTGGTGCCAACGAAGCATTCGACTTGATGGTCTACGCCCAGGCGCTGGTGATCTTGAGAGGTTACGAGAAAATTAAATGGGAGAAACCGCCACCATGGGCAGAACCATTTGAATATTCAACCTCTCCGCCACCCGCAGAAAAATCTATATCCCGCCAAAAAACTGTACACGAAACCGAACAAAAAGAACCCGCCGGCGCTGAAGGTAAACCTTCGGCGTGGGCACCTATTAATTCTGCAGGAGGGTGGCTATGAATCAGGCCGATATTGAAAACATGATCCAGTCCTACTATGAGGCGGAAAAGGCGGTTCTGGAAGGGAAATCGATCACGTTTAACGGCCAATCGATGACGATGGAAAGCCTATCCGAAATTCGAAAGGGGCGGGCGAACTGGGAGAGAAGGCTCAGCGATCTGATCGCGGCGCGGCGGGGGCGACCCATGTACAAATTGTCGAGGTTCCCATGAGTTTTATCGATGATGTGATCGGCATTCTCTCCCCTGCGTGGAAAGCTGGTCGGCTGCAAGCCCGCTATAAGATTGCTGCCTATGAGGCGGTCATGCCTACGCGAACCCACAAGGCGCGCCGGGAAAACCGCAATGCCAATCAGCTGACGCAGTTTGGTGGCCGCTCATTGCGAGAGCAGGCGCGCTGGCTGGATAACAACCACGATCTTGTGATTGGTTTACTGGACAAGATGGAGGAGCGGATTGTCGGTGCTCGGGGAATCGTTGTTGAACCCCAGCCATTACTCCTAACGGGCGCGGTGGCGGATGATCTAGCCAAAGACATCCGGGCGGCGTGGGCGGAATGGTCTGTGGCGCCGGAAGTTACCGGGCAGTATACCCGGCCAGTTATGGAGCGGTTATTGGCTCGCACCTGGCTAAGGGACGGTGAAGTATTCTGCCAGATGGTTAAGGGGACCGTGCCCGGGCTTAAGCCGCAGGCTGGCGTACCGTTCTGGCTAGAAGCTCTTGAGCCCGACTTTGTGCCGTTGGACAGTAATGACAGCAGTTTGGGATTGTCCCAGGGGATTTTCCTCAATGACTGGGGACGCCCAAAAAAATATCAGGTTTACAAATCCCTCATCACGTCTGGTATTGCGCTGGGCAATATCAAGGAGATCGACGCCGAGAGCATGCTGCACCTGAAGTTTGTGCGGCGATTGCACCAGATCAGGGGGAATAGTCTGCTGTCTGGCATCCTTATCCGTTTGAGCGCGCTGAAAGATTATGAAGATGCCGAGCTGACTGCGGCGCGGATTGCCGCCTCATTGGGTATGTACGTCAAAAAAGGTGATGGCCAGTCGTACCCAGACGGTGATGACAAAGAAGATCGGGAACTGGATATCGTGCCTGGCATGCTCTTTGATGGGCTACAGCCGGGTGAAGATATCGGCATGATCAAATCTGATCGCCCCAATCCTAACCTTGAAAATTTCCGAAATGGACAGTTACGGGCAGTATCCGCCGGCAGTCGAGGCAGCTACTCCAGTATTGCGAGGGACTATAACGGCACCTATTCCTCCCAACGGCAAGAGTTGGTGGAGTCATTCGAAGGTTACAACATCCTGCAGGACTCGTTTGTTGCCGCGATATCTCGTCCGAATTACCGAAACTGGCTGCAGATGGCGATCACTTCTGGCGTGATAAAAACGTCGGCCGATCTCGACATGAAATCACTGTTTAACGCCGTGTACAGCGGCCCGGTAATGCCGTGGATTGATCCACTGAAAGAGGCCAATAGCTGGAAAGTGCAGGTACGAGGTGGTGCTGCTACAGAAAGCGACTGGATCCGTTCTCGCGGTGCTAATCCGTCAGAAGTTAAACGCCGGCGCAAGGCCGAAATTGACGAAAACAACACGCTGGGGCTGGTGTTTGATACCGATCCCGCCAACGACAAAGGAGGCACCAGTGCCGAAGCAACGAAACGGGGCGAGTCGTCGTCCGAAAGCGAACGCAGGAAGAAATAACTCTTGGTTTCGCATGCAGGCCAAGGCCAACAGCTCCGCCGATATCTACATCTATGACGAGATCGGCTACTGGGGGATCACGGCCAAGCAGTTTGTAAAAGATCTGCAGGCATTGGGCGACATCACCCAAATTAACCTGCATATCAACTCCCCGGGCGGTGATGTTTTTGACGGCATCGCCGTTTTTAATGCCCTGAAACATCATGGCGCCGCGATCACTGTACATATTGACGGCCTAGCGGCTTCGATGGCGTCGGTGATCGCGATGGTCGGTAACCCCGTCATCATGCCAGAAAATACCATGATGATGATCCACAAACCTTGGGGTAACGCCGGCGGCGATGCCAATGACATGCGGGATTACGCAGACTTGCTGGATAAGGTCGAGAGCGTGTTGATACCGGCCTATATCGCCAAAACAGGAAAGTCGGCGGATGAAATCGCCGCCATGCTTGATGATGAAACCTGGATGGATGGCAAAGAATGCCTCGCTTTAGGTTTCGCTGATCAGGTCACTCCCTCTCTTCAGGCTATGGCCTGTATTCATTCCAAACGCATTGAGGATTTTGAAAAAATGCCAAATTCTATCCGTAACCTGATCACCCCACCGCGTAACAGTACTACTCCAGCGCCACAGCCTGCACCACAACCAGCACCGACCGCACCAGAAAATAGTGTGGATGCCGCCACGATCCGTGCACAGGTGGTGGCAGAACAAAAGGCCCGAGTGACCGATATCAATAATCTGTTTGGCATGTTTGGTGGCAAGCATCAGGAACTGCAGGCAAGTTGCATTGCTGATATTGATTGCACCGTCTCCGCGGCAAAAGACAAATTGCTGGAAATGCTGGGTAAAGGAACGACCCCGTCTGACAAAACTGCGCTCAGCGCACAAGCGCATATCAGTAACGGGAACATTGTTGGCGATAGTGTACGCCAGATGTTGATGGCCCGCGCCGGCTATGAAGAGCGTGACAACAGCAACGCCTATAACGGTATGACTCTGCGTGAACTTGCGCGTATGTCCCTGACTGAGCGCGGCATTGGTGTCGCGGCCTATAACCCAATGCAAATGGTTGGTTTGGCGCTGACACACAGCACTTCCGACTTTGGCAACATTCTGCTGGATGTGGCGAACAAGTCGATTCTGCAGGGTTGGGAAGAAGCCGCCGAAACGTTCGAAGAGTGGACGAAGAAAGGCCAGCTTTCCGACTTTAAAACCGCAACACGAGTAGGGCTTGGCGGTTTCCCGTCACTTCGCCAGGTGCGTGAAGGTGCTGAATACAAGTACATCACCACCGGCGATCGCGGTGAGCAAATTGCGCTGGCCACCTATGGCGAGATTTTCTCTATTACCCGTCAGGCCATCATTAACGACGATCTCAACCAACTGACGGATGTACCGATGAAGATGGGCCGGGCTGCGAAAGCAACGATCGGCGATCTGGTCTATGCCGTGCTGGTCGATAACAAAGTCATGTCGGACGGTAAAAAGCTGTTCAGTGCCGACCATAAAAACATGACCACCGGCGCCATTGATGTGGCAAACCTGGATAAAGCCCGTCAGTTGATGCGTACGCAAAAAGAACCAACTACCGGCCGCTCGCTGAATATTCGCCCTGCATTCCTACTGGTACCGACCGCACTGGAGACGGTTGCCAACCAGACTATCAAGTCTGCGAGTGTGAAAGGGGCTGATATCAATGCCGGCATCATCAACCCGATCCAAAACTTTGCCTCAGTAATTGGCGAACCGCGTCTTGACGAAGCAGATCCGTTAGCCTGGTATCTTGCCTCCGCCAAGGGCAGCGACACCATTGAGGTCGCGTATCTCAATGGCGTTGATGTGCCTTATATCGATCAGATGGAAGGCTTCAACACTGATGGCATCGCGACCAAAGTTCGCATTGATGCCGGCGTGGCCTCGACTGATCACCGCGGCCTGACTTACTCGTCCGGAAAATAAGCCAGCAGCGCAAACATTACGGCCCTAACGGGCTTTTTTTATACCTGAAATTCGGCCCCTTCGGGGGCCGTATGGAGAGTTTCAAATGGCTACGAACTTCGTGCAAAACGGTAACACCATCGCTATCACGGCCACAGCGAATATCACCAGTGGCGCCCCGGTTGTTGTGGGGGACCTGGTCGCTGTGGCGATCACTGATATCGCCAGCGGCCGCACCGGTGATGGATTTGTCTCAGGGGTGTTTCAGCTGCCTAAATTGGCGGCAGATGTAATCCCGGCCGGCAAAAAGGTGTTTATCAAAGATGGTGTGGTGCAGTTGGCAGCGGCGGACGGTGTGGCTGCCGGCCATGCCTGGGAAGCTGCGGCAAAAGACGTCACTGTGATTGCGGTAAAAATCAATGGCTAACCCGTTTGACAGGATGGCCGCGCGCATGGACAGCGTCACACAATCCCGGCTCGGCAAGCCTGTCATGCTGAATGGCGCGCCTCATGTTGTAGTAGAGGCCCATTTTTTACCAGAACTGCAGGCGGTCAGTGGGGACGGTATTTCGCTGGTAGTGTTCACCGAGGGATACCGGCCCCGACGTAATGATCCGGTGGAGTTTGACGGGAAAAACTACATCGTGACGCGTTACCAGCTCTTCAACGGTAAGCCGCACATCTGGATTGAATAGGGGAGCAGCCATGAAAGGCATTGAACAGGCCATTCGTAATCTGAACACCCTCAGCAAGTCTATGGTACCGCGCGCGACGGCACAATCGCTCAACCGTGTGGCTGGGCGGGCAATCAGTCGAAGTACCAAGCTGGTGGCCGAAGATGTCCGGGTGCAACAGAAACTGATCAGGCAGCGTGCCCGATTGCGCAGGGCCAGCGCCGAACAAAACCCACCGAGGGCATCGCTCTCAATTAACCGCGGTAATTTGCCGGCGATCAAGCTCGGAGCGGCACGAATGCAGCTATCCCGCCGCGTTGGGTTTGTGGGTAAGCAGGGCAGCGTGCTGAAGATTGGGCGCTATACCTTCCGCAACGCATTTATACAGCAGTTGGCCAACGGTCGATGGCATGTAATGAGGCGTGTCGGTCGGTCACGATATCCGATCGAGGTCGTCAAAATCCCATTGGTGACACCGCTGACCAAAGCCTACCAGGAGGAGACGCGGCGTTTGCTGGAAACCGATATGGGCAAGGAAATGGGGTATGCCCTGAAAAACCAGCTGCGGCTTTATCTTGTGAGGAGAATTGGATGATTAAGCATGCGGAGATCCGCAACGCGGTACTGGACCGTTGCCGCGCAACAATCACCGGAGATGTGACCTATTTCGACGGCCGCCCGGCGTTCGTCGATGAGAACGATTTGCCAGCAGTGGCCGTATTTCTTGATGATGCACGTTATACGGGCGCATCGCTGGATGAGGACAGTTGGCGCGCCATATTGCATGTCGTGGTGTACCTCAAAGCCAGCCAACCTGATGCGGCGCTGGATCAGTGGGTAGAAGAGAAAATCTATCCTGTCCTGAATGATATTCCTGATATGGCCAGCCTGGCAGAAACCATGGTTCCCGTGGGTTACGACTACCAACGGGATGATGAAATGGCCACCTGGGGCGCCGCCGATCTTTCCTACCAACTGACCTATACCATGTAAGGAGCCTGATAATGGCAACTCCAAACCCTTTGGCGCCGGTAAAAGGCGCCGGGACAACTTTTTGGCTTTATACGGGCAATGGCGACCCGTACAGCAACCCGCTCAGTGACGATAACTGGGCACGTCTGGCGAAGGTCAAGGAACTGCAGCCGGGTGAAATCACTGCTGATTCCTATGACGACAGCTATCTGGATGATGAAGATGCTGACTGGAGTGCCACCGCACAGGGTGCGAAGTCCGCCGGTGAAGCTAACCTGACGTTAGCCTGGAAGCCCGGAGAAACAGGCCAGCAAGGTCTGGTGGCGTGGTTTCATTCTGGTGAGGTCCGTGGTTACAAGATCAAATACCCGAATGGCGCTGTTGATGTGTTCAAGGGCTGGGTAAGCAGCCTTGGAAAAACCGTGACCGCTAAAGAGGTGATCACCCGTTCCATCAAGGTGACCAATACCGGGCGGCCATACATTGCCGAAGACGGCGATTCGCCAGTTGTGCCAGTCACTGGTGTGACCGTTGCGCCGACAACCGCAAACGTTGCAGTGGGTGCAACGGTGGATCTGACCTTTAGCGTGCTGCCGGCCAATGCAACTGATGCTGGTTTGCGTGTGAGTACCTCTGCGCCGGCAACGGCCACCGTTACTCAAAATGGCAATGTGGCCAAAGTGAAAGGGGTAAAAGCCGGTAGCGTGGACATCATCGGGATGACAAACGATGGGCTGCTGGTGGCCATTGCCAAGATCACCGTAGCCTAATTTTAATTCAGCGCCCCGCGAGGGGCGTTTTTTATTGGTGGATTTATGCTGAAAAAAGACGCGTTTGACTATGCAGATAAGAAGGTCGAGATTAGCGAACTTTCAGGATTGCAACGTATTGATTACCTTTCATTTATTAAGAAAACGGCGGATGAATACGACGCACTTCCTGAAGAAACCAGTGATTCTGATCGAAATATCGCTTTTACAACAATGCAATTGCGCATTAACGCCTGGTTGGTGGCCGCATCACTTTGGCATAGTGATAAAAAACAAAATGTTGAAACACTGCGACAGGCTGTGTTGGAAGACTGGTCCGGCGCGGCGATTGGCGGATGCAGCCAGAAGGTCCTGGTGCTGAGCAATATGATACCGGCCCAGGTTGAATCTTCAGATACCGATAAACATGCCCTCCCAGAGACAGAGGACGACCTTACCCCGGAAAAGCCCTAGCCTCCGAAATCCACTTTGCCATGCGTCTGGCTCGCGAGTTTAAGCGACCAGACTGGCGACGGATGCTTTCAGAGATCAGCGCGACGGAGCTGGGCGAGTGGGCTGGATATTACCGGGAAAACCGCTTTTCTGACGCATTGCTTGATGCTGAGTTCTCTTCACTCAAAGCAACCATGGTGGCTCTGTTTACGTCCGGCGACGAAGAAATTTATCCCGGTGATTTCAGCATATTAACCTCACCCGAGCCGGAAACAGAACAAACAGACGATGAACTGATGTTGATCGGGGAGGGGATTTTCGGAGGGGTACGCTATGGCGGAACAGATTGCTGATCTTGTCGTCAATCTGGATGCAAACACTGTCTCCTTTCAGGAGCAGATGGGCCGCGTGGAGCGGCAGTTGCTCGAGTCAAGCCGAAAGGCGGATGTGTCTACCGATCGTATGCGTCGCTTGGCAGAACGCCAGGCAGCAACGATCAGTGGGATAGCTGAAAATAGCGCCGGTGCCACCACGAAGATGCAGGCCAGCCAGGCTGTTGCCGTGGATGGCATGAAAGGGAAATGGTCTGAGGCATCGAGGGCCGTCGATGAAACCCATCAACGCATCGCGGATCTCAGTGCCAGGCTTCGTGAAGAGCAGCAGCAATCCCAGGTTACCGGGGATGCGCAAGATCGCCTGACTGCGTCTTTTTTCCGTCAGATCGATGCAGTAAAAGGAGCGGGAAGCAGCCTGCAAGAGCTCCGTGTGATTCAGGAGCAGATTAGGGTTGCCAGGGCATCCGGCAATATAACACAGGGGGATTACCTCTCTCTCGTGACGGAAACGGCGACAAAAGAGCGCGCACTGGCTCAAGCGGAACGCGAGGCCACGCAGACTAAAAACGCCTTTTTACAAAAACTACGTGATCAGAATGCACTTTACCGTTCGTCAGCATCAGATTCAGCAGCATATCGTGCATCCCAACTTGGGATCAGCCAAGAAGCCGCCCCTCTTATTGAATCATTACGCCAACAAGAAGTGGCGACTCGCCGTGAGGCTGATCAAAAACGCGCTGCTGCAATAGCCGCACGTGGTTTGAAGGCTGCACTGGCGGAACAGGAAGCGGCTGAACGTGCTGCCACGAGAGAGACTGAGCGCGCGCGAAGCCAACGCGAAAATTATTTGTCTACTCTGCGTGACCAAGTGGAATTACAGGGCAAAACCACTTCGCAAATTCAAGAATATAAAGCAGCGCAATTGGGTGTTTCTCAGCAGGCCGCGCCGCTAATTGCCAAGCTTCGTGAGCAGGAAGGAGCATGGAAGCGAGGGGATATTTCTGCTGGCCAGTACAGTATGGCGATGCGCCAATTGCCGATGCAGATCACCGACATCACTACCTCGCTGGCGTCTGGTGCGCCAATATGGCTGGTGGCCATTCAGCAAGGTGGCCAGATCAAAGATAGCTTTGGTGGCGCCGGTAATGCGCTAAAAGCGATGCTCAGTCTGTTAACGCCGGCACGGTTGCTTATTGGTGGAACTGCCGCGGTAATGGGGTTGCTCGCTTATGATGCCTACGACAGCAGCACGCGGATCGCCGATCTTAACCGTGAGCTTGTGCGGACTAATGGTGTATCCGGGTTAACGAAGCAGGGACTGCAGGATTTAGTCTATCAAGGCACGGCTGCCGGGCAGTCTTTTACTGCTGTGACCGATTCTTTGAAGGCTCTGATCGCCGCCGGTGCCACGTCCGGTACCAACTTTTCACAGGTGAGTCAGGCTATCGCCGCCTATTCCAAAGAAAGTGGCGAAGGGCTGGATGTGTTGGCTGGCAAGTTTACAGCGATAGCCAAGGATCCCAGCCAGGGTATTTTGGCGCTGAATGAAAGCCTGCATTTCCTGACGGCAGAACAGTACGCCAACATCCGCTCGCTTGAGGAACAGGGGCGGCAAATGGATGCCGTGAAATTGGCCTCAGATCTTGCGGCTGGTGCGATGCATGGCGCCGCGGTGAAGATGAAAACCGAACTTTCCTCGGTTGAATCTTACATGCGTACGCTGAAGGACATGGCCGGCGGCATGTGGGATGCCATCACCGGTGTTTTCCGTGATAAGACGGCCGGTGAAGCTACCGCCGAATTGCAATCCCGCGCGGCAAGCATTCAGGCTCAGATCGCAAACTCTGAACGGACTGGCTACAACCAGAAGAACGGCAAGCTGCAAGCCTGGCGCGAAGAGCTGGATTTGCTGAACTTCCAGCTTGATGCCTTAAGCCTGCGCCGCGGTGCAGAGAAGGGCATACAAACCATTGGTCAGCAGCAAAAGGAAAACGAGCAGGAGCGCTTGCGCCTTACGCAGCAACAGGACGCACTGGCTACCACGCTGCAGACCAAGGAAGAAAAACGCGCGAAGTTAATCCGTCAGACGAATGAAGCCTTCAACAACGGCATCATCAAGACTGCGGCAGATCGCGACAAGCAGATCAAACGAATTAACGAGCAGTTCAAGGACCCGAAAACCCCGAAAGGACCGCAATACCGCACACCTGCCGGTGAACGGGCGATAGACAGTACGCAGTCAGAGATGTTGGCTCTGCAGGCTCAATTGCAGGTATTACGCCAGCATAGTGGACTGAATGACACGATAAGCCAGCAGCGCAAGGATCTTTGGAAAGCTCAAGCGCAGTTCACTGTATTGGAGGAGGCGGCTGGTAAGCGTCAGCTCTCCGCACAGGAAAAGTCTCTGTTATCCAGCAAGGATAAAGTACTGGCGCTGGCGGAACAGAAAGCCGCGCTCGGCGATCAAATCGCTCAGCAGGAACGGCTCAACAAACTGCAGGACGCCTCGACCAAATATGTCACCCAAATGGCCGAGAAGCAGCAGGCGCTGCAGCGCAGTGCCGGCTTGGGGGATCGTGCCGCCCAGCGTGAAAACACTTTTGCCCAACTTAGTCAGGGATGGCAAAACCAGGGCGGGAGCCTGGACGATGCTGGTTATAAGCGTCAACTGCAGGCCGCGCAGGATTATTATGCGGCGGAGGACAAGTTACGAGGGGACTGGATGGCCGGCGCTTCTTCTGCCTGGAGCAATTATCAGGATCAGGCGTCGGATACCGCCGGTATGACCAAGTCTCTTTTCACGGGTGCTTTTTCGGGGATGGAGGATGCTCTAACGTCCTTTGTGACGACGGGTAAAGCAGGATTTAAATCGTTCACCGTATCTATTCTGGCGGATCTGGCCAAAATTGCGTTGCGAATGGCGTTGAGTCAAGGCTTACAAAGTCTTTTCGGGGCCTTTAGTGGCGGTGCTGGTAATAATCCAGGGGCGGTACCGATGTTTGCAAACGCCAAGGGCGGCGTCTACTCGTCTCCGTCGCTGAGTGCATACAGCGGGCAGGTTGTTAGCCAGCCGACGTTCTTCGCGTTTGCTAAGGGCGCCGGGGTGATGGGGGAGGCGGGCGCCGAGGGGATATTGCCCCTTAAGCGCGGTCCAGATGGGCGTTTGGGCGTCAGCGCTTATGGTGGTGCGGCTTCAGGTGCTGCCGGCGCTGCGCCGCAAGTAAATATCAACATCGCGGATAATGGTCAGTCATCACAACAGCAAACGACGCCAGGATTGGAATCGTTTGGTGCTGATATCGGTAATTATGTGGCGAAAAAATACCGTGAGTTGAGGGATAAGGATCTGAGACAAAATGGTGTGTTAAATCAGGCTATTCGCGGCGGGAGGGGGTAATGGCACAACTTAAAACATTCCATTTCCCTCCGCGCTATGGTGCGGCTGGGGAGTTTGAACCGGTCGTCCGAGAAGTCCAGTTTGGTGATGGTTACAAGCAGGTGACCGGTGATGGAATCAACAGCGAAAAGGAGAGCTGGCCATTAACGTTTACTGGCCCCTGGCCGTTTATTGAGCCGATCGTGGCATTTTTGCGTGAACACAACGGGTACCGTTCATTCCAGTGGCGTAATCCGCTGTACCAGTTGGGGCTCTATAATGCGGGTGCCTTTACCATAACTCCCACTTTTGCCAACGCTCAGGGTCGTAATTACACCCTGACGGTCACATTCACCCGCGCTAATCATCCGTAGGAATAATCATGTCAATCAATGCAGATCTCCAGCTTCTACGGCCGGGGAGCAAGGTTTTTTTGTTCCATGTGGATGGCAGTATGTTCGATGGTCCTGAACTGTTTTTTCATAACTATCCGATTCCGTATACAGAAGCTGAATTGGTTGCTGCCGGCAGTGATCCGAACTTGCTGCCGGCTAAATCGATCTGGTGGCAGGGACAGGAGTACAAGCCGTGGCCGGTGGAAGCGACAGGTTTTGAAGTCACCAGCGATGGCAGCGCACCCACACCCACGTTGAGCGTGGCGAACCTCGACGGAACAATCTCAGCCATGTGCCTGGCATATCAAAATATGGCTCAGGCCAGAGTCACTCGGCACTATACCTTTGCGCAATACCTTGATGCGCGAAATTACACGGACGGCAACCTCGAGGCCGATCCCACCAAAGAAAAGCTGGATGTTTACTATATCGAAAACAAAACCAGTGAGGACAATGAAGTTATTCAGTTTCAGTTGTCCTCGCCTGCCGATCTGCAGGGGATGCTAATCCCTCGTCGCCAGATTCATAGCCTTTGCACATGGTGCATTGAAGGCAAGTACCGAGGTCCGTCATGTGGCTATACAGGCACGAATTATTTTGATCAGGATGGCAATCCGGTAGACGACCCGTCAAAAGACAACTGCGGCGGTCTGCTCAGTGACTGCAAAAAACGCTGGGGCGCCACAGAGCAATTGCCCTTCGGTGGTTTCCCCGGCTCCGCATTGCTGAAGAGGTGATGATGCGTAAACAGATAATCGGCGCCGTTCTGGCGCATGCTGAGGCGGAGTATCCACGGGAGTGTTGCGGGCTGGTGGTGCAAAACGGCCGCCGGCAGCGCTATATCCCGTGTCGTAATCATGCGCCTGAGCCGACCGAACAGTTTAGCCTTGCGCCCGAGGATTACGCCGCCGCTGAAGATGCCGGCACAATCATTGCGATTGTTCACAGCCACCCCGATGCCACGACCCAACCCAGCCAACTCGATATTGCACAATGTGACCTGTCACAATTGCCCTGGATCATCGCCAGTTGGCCGGAGGGAGATATTCGTGAAGTCATGCCCACGCAGGGTATCAAGCCGTTACTGGGCCGTCCGTTCGTTCATGGGTTCTGGGACTGTTACGCCATCATCCGGGACTGGTATCAGATCGAGCGCGCCATCACATTACCGAACTTTAAACGGACAGATGGCTGGTGGGAGCGAGGTGAAAATCTCTATATGAAACTCTACGCCGAAGCGGGGTTCGTGCCGGCGGCGGGCGAGTTACAGATCGGCGACGTAATCGTTATGCAGGTACAGGCGCCTGAACCGAATCACGCAGGCGTTTACCTGGGCGATGGGTTGATGGTGCATCACATGTATGGACAGCTCAGCTCGCGCGTTCCGTATGGTGGGTACTGGTCAGAACGGACGATCACCGTTTTGCGTTACAACGGCTGATCTGCTGCTATGATGTTGTGATATTCAGCAAAGGGATATCACAATGAAAAAAATAGCGTTTATAGCTGTAGCTGCTGGGATGTTGATGGGGTGTTCAACTAGTGCAGTCCCGCCAAGCCAGGCAATCGAAGCATCTTCTACCCGTATTTTCAGCCATCAAGTAAAAACTGATGAGATGGCACAGTTGTTGGTGATAAGAGACGCTGGCATGGTCGGTGGCGGTTGCTATACGGCCGTTTTTATTGATGGTGAGCGAACCGCACTTTTGAATACAAAAGAAAAGGTGAATTTTTATATATCACCCGGCGAGCATGTGATTGGTGCTTCTTTTGGTGGTGCAGGTCTTTGCAAGATGGGAAAGGATCGACAGGAGCGTGATTTCACTTTTGAGAAAGGGAAAGTGAAAATATTGCGAATATATATAGATGCAGATGCAAATATTGATATAAAGCCAACCACATTACAATGACTCGCCTCGGCGGGTTTTTTATAGGTGAAATATGCCAGTGATGATTCCAGAAGTAAAAATGATACGCTTGTATGGTGTACTAGGTGCAATGTTTGGGCGGGAACATCGCTTGGCGATTGAAAGTCCACTGGAGGCTATTAAAGCCCTGTCAGTAAATATTCAAGGATTCCAAAAATTTCTTCTGGAAAGTAAGGATCGCGGACTCACCTATGCTGTTTTCGAAGGTAAGCAAGGGCTTGGAAAGGACGATCTCCAACTGCAAGCAAATGGGTGTGATATTCGAATAGCACCAGTCATTATCGGAAGTAAAAAGGCTGGCATGTTTCAGACGATTTTGGGCGCTGTTTTAGTTGTTGCTGGTGCGATCTTAAGTTTCACTCCATTTGCAGCGGCTTCACCTTACTTGTATATGTCTGGCGCGTCGATGATGCTTGGCGGTGTTGTCCAGATGCTATCTCCGACACAGGGCGGACTGGCCTCACGGCAAGACCCGGACAATAAACCATCTTACGCATTCGGTGGGCCAGTCAATACCATTGCGCAGGGTAACCCGGTTCCCATCCTTTACGGAAAGCGTCGCATTGGTGGCGCTATCATCTCCGCTGGTATCTACGCAGAAGACCAGCAGTAAAAAACAAAAAACATGTTAGACGTCTAAGTTAGCAATGTTTTCGTTGCCTTGCACTCCGACTTTGATACTATGTCAATGTTTATTTATTATTTGGGTGCGGGTATGAAACGAATATTTTTAGTTATTTTATTAATGATAATCTCAAGTGTTTCTTATGCCGAAACTATGGAAGGGTATGGTAAATCTAAATGGGGAATGACGCCGCAACAGGTTGTGATGGCAGAAAGTGGAAAAGCTCATTTGCTTGAAAATCCAATAAAGTATAAGGGAAAACTTGGGCTGGTCGCTATAGATAGCGTTGAGATTGGTTCAAGTTCTTACGAAGTGAATTATCTATTTGATGGTTCGGATAAATTGGTTCAGGTTAATGTTTCTGCAAAAGAAGAAAAGAACCATCTTATCAATGAAGATAATTTTAAAAGTGCGGAGTCTCTTTTAACACAAAAGTATGGGACTCCAAAGTATAGGGATGAAGGTGTTAAATCAATTTGGAATCCAAAAGGGACAACTATTGAATTATCACATTTTTATATAGAAAAAGTAGTTACCAAAGTTACAATAAGGTACTTGCCTGAGGAAACTACAAAAATAGAAACTAATAATATTTAAAAAAGTTAAAATTAAAAAACACCTCGCTTAGGCGGGGTTTTTTTATGCCTGGAGAAAATAATGCACGTTATTGAAGGCCGGAAAAGCGGTAGCAGCAGCCCGAGCACACCGACAGAATCACCCGACTCGTTGCAGTCCACTTCGTACGCAAAAATGCTTCTGGCGTTGGGGGAGGGCGAGTTTGCCGGCGAACTTGATGGTACCCGAATTTTTCTCGATGGCACTCCGCTGACGTCAGCAGATGGTACTGAAAACTTCCCTGGCGTGAAGTGGGAATTTCGCCCAGGCACGCCGCATCAGGATTACATACCTGGCATGCCTGATGTTGAGAACGAAATTACAGTTAGCACCGAACTGACGAGCGATCGGGATTGGGTGCGATCGGTGACCAATACTCAACTTTCTGCTGTTCGCCTGCGTTTTTCATGGGCGCAATTACAGAAGCAGCAAGATAACGGCGACGTAGTCGGGTACCGCATTGAATATGCGATAGACGTTGCCACCGATGGCGGCGCTTATCAAGAAGCACTGCGAACTGCTGTTGATGGCAAAACAACGACAAAATATGAGCGCAGCCACCGCATCGATCTGCCGGCGGCCACAACAGGGTGGCAAGTGCGTGTCCGTCGCCTGACGCCGAACAGCACCAGTAACCGGGTAGCCGATAAAATGGTGGTTGAAGCCATTACGGAGACGATAGACGCCAAGCTGCGTTATCCGGAAACAGCGTTGCTGTTTATCCAGTTCGATGCGAAACAGTTCCCCAATATTCCCCAGGTATCCAGCGAGCCAAAAGGGCGCATCGCTCGAGTGCCTTCGAATTACAACCCCGAGACACGGGAATATACCGGCACATGGGACGGGACATTTAAAACAGCATGGACGAATAACCCCGCCTGGATAACGTATGACTTGATGATAAATGACCGTTTCTCGATCGGAACTCGGGTGAAGGCGGAAAACCTCGCGCTGACAAAATGGGACTTGTATCAGATCGGGCAGTACTGCGATCAGTTAGTGCCTGATGGCCGGGGCGGTGACGGGAAAGAGCCACGTTTTCTTTGTGACGTTTATATCCAGTCACAAGAGAATGCTTGGAACGTACTACGCGACATCGCGTCTATTTATCGCGGCTCTACGTTCTGGGCAAACAATGGCATGAATGTCCTGGCCGACATGCCCGCCGATGTTAAATACATTTTCACCCGCGCCAACGTTAAAGATGGCAAATTTACCTATTCAAGCGCCAGCGAAAAAACGCATTACAGCACTTGCATGGTTAGCTGGAGCGACCCGGCAAACGGCTATCAAGACGCTATAGAACCAGTCGCAGAGCAGCCACTGATACGGCGATATGGTATCAAGCAGGCCGACCTGACAGCTATTGGGTGTACTCGAAAGTCTGAGGGCATTCGTCGTGGGAAATGGCTGCTTCATACCAACGACAAGGATCGCCTGGTGTCATTCACCGTGGGGCTTGATGGCAAGGTGCCGCTCCCTGGCTGGATCATCGCAATAGCCGATGAAATGTTGGCCGGTCGCCCGCTCGGTGGCCGTATCAGTTCCGTGGATGGCCGCAATATCACCCTTGATCGCGTTTCCTCAGCAGCTATTGGCGAACGTTTGATTTTAAACCTGCCAAGCGGTAAGGCCGAGGGGCGCACAATTGCGGCGCTATCGGGTAAAACCGTTACGGTCACGACGGCGTATTCTGAAACACCTGTTGCCGAGGCGGTGTGGGCGGTTGACGCGTCAGACCTCGCGCTGCAGCAGTTCCGAGTTACAGGCATTAAAGAAGGCGATGACGGGGTATCGTTCGATATTACCGCTGTCGAGCATGACCCGAATAAATTTGCAAAAATCGACACTGGCGCGCGTATTGAAGACCCGCCAATCAGCGTCATCCCGCCCGGTGTACAGCCGCCGCCGACCAATGTACAGATCGGTGAGTCGTCAGCCATTATTCAAGGGCTGGCCGTAGCGACGTTGCGGGTTACGTGGGATAGGGCTGAAAGTGCAATTGCCTACGAGGCCGAGTGGCGCAGGGACAATGGCAACTGGATACCGGCGCCGCGTACGTCAACACTCGGCTTTGAGGTCTCCGGTATTTATGCTGGCCGCTATCAGGCCCGCGTACGTGCCATTAATCCCGCTGAGATTTCAAGCGTGTGGGCGAACGCGCCAGAAATGGCACTGACAGGCAAGCAGGGAGAGCCGCCGGCGTTGGCCAGTTTCACGACTGTGGGCCAGGTGTTCGGGATCGTCATAAATTGGGAATTCCCTCTCGGCGCCGAGGATACGCAGCGGACTGAAATCTGGTATAGCCAGAACTCAGATGGCAGCAACAAAATGCACCTGGGTGATTATGCCTACCCGCAACGGAGCCACACGATGACGGGGCTGGCCGCCGGCGTTAATTTCTGGTTCCAGGCACGTCTGGTGGATAAGCTCGGGAATACTGGCCCGTGGACGGGCTGGGTGCAGGGTACGTCGAGTGACGACGCCAGCGAAGTTCTGGGCTACCTGAAAGGGAAGATTACCGAAACGGAGCTGGGGCAGGAGTTGCTAGGGCCGGTGGAGGATGCCGGAAAATTAAAGGACATGTGGTCGGTGAAAGTTGGCCAGACCGTTGACGGAAAGCTATACACAGCCGGGATCGGCGTTGGCGTTGAAAACACACCGGAGGGCATGCAATCACAAGTATTGATTCTCGCTGACCGGTTCGCTGTGTTGAATACTGCTGATGGTCAGGGTTCTGAAGTATCTGTTCCGTTTGCTATTGAGGATGGACAGGTGTTTATGAATCACGCATTCATCAAGGATGCGACGATTGATAGCGCCAAAATTGCCCAGCAAATACAATCGTCAAACTATATTGATGGTCAACGCGGATGGGCCATTAATAAAAATGGTAATGCGCAGTTCCAGCAAGTCACAGTGCGTGGTTCAGTGTATGCGGAAGCAGGTTATTTTAATAACGGGACAATAGGGAACTGCCATATTCTTGATACTTGCGTTATTGACGGGAAATTGTCAGCGGCAAATATTGAGGGCAATCTTGTACAGGGGAATACGTTCAGTTTCACACTTGCAAATACTAACAGTCAGAGAATAATTCGTTATGAAGGTAATCCGCTAATGCCGATGCGAATTTATGGTTATGTGATGGCCGTGATGAACCGCCAGCAGAAAACTAAAATTTACTTCAATGGTAATGAAGGCTCTGCTGTTGATGGGTTATATATCGCAAGGAACGGAGATTCTGCAAGTAGTTATGCTTATACGACAATGTTTAATTTTTCCAGAGACGTAGCTACAGGTGAAGGGCTTGATATTAATGTGCATGCTGGCGCACTAAATCAGGGAGCGGGAGAGTCCACGCAGTATACGGTTATGGTCTGGGCTACACCTCAAAATAGTGGCTTCTCTGTGGAATACCCCTAACAGAAATAGCATTTAAATAACAACCCGCTTCGGCGGGTTTTTTACTGGAGAAAATATGGCTGTTTTAATCAGCGGTAAACTCATCGGCCCGAATGGCGATCCGCGCCCCGGTGTAACCATTATGCTGACAGCGGTCAAAACGTCATCGGCAGTAGTTCACCTGGCGCCGTCCAGTTCCACTACCGGCGCAGATGGTAGCTATTCACTGTCGGTAGAGGTTGGCACGCATAACGTAATGATTGAGGCTTATGGTCGGCCGTTCGAAAAGGTAGGGCAAATAACGGTATATAGCGATTCAAAGCCGGGGACGCTTAACGATTTTCTGACCAGCCCTGGGCAGGAAGAACTGACGCCAGCGATTGTGGCGATGGTTGATGATATGCGTGCTGCTGCTGCACTGTATGCAGATCTTGCGAAGGGGTACGCAAGTGATGCCAAAGCATCCTCCGAAGTTGCCCAGTCTGGAGTTGACCCTTACGATGATGCGCCCGCAGCACAACGCGCCATTGATAATGGAACTGAAACGCGAACATATTTCACTGTCTGGTCATCATCCTCACGCTTTTGGACCGAAAAATATAAAAATGTGGATGGTGTTGCGACACCAACCGGGGAGCGGCTTGTTAGCTCAGAGTTTGTTGAAGCTTTCGCTGCACAGACTGAATTGTTAACGGGCATGCTGCCACCGGAGCTGGCCGCTGCTTACCCAGATTTGCATTATGCGTTTTTGTCACAAGATCGCTTAGGCCTGCTGACAATCGATAAGCAAAATTATGCACAGTTCGCTGGCATGCGCGACAAGCTACAGGAACGGCTAGCGTTTATTGGGGATAAATTCACAGCCAACAGCATCAGAGGGTGGCACCACATCTTTAAGACACAGGATGATGTGGTAGGTGCTGGCATAGATACGATGCTGAAATTCTGGCTCGCGGGTATGCCTGATGCGATTCAAGATCGGTTGCGTGCGCTCGGTAACGCGCAGCTCAGTGCAAAAATTCGAGATCTGATCTGGGTAGGCGCGACAGATGAAACACTGACGAATTGCTGGGGCGTAGTCGGCGGCGATTTCCGTTTACGGCTCGCAGGCATGAAAAGTGCTGTTAACGATCTGGAAAACGGTGTGCCTGCTTTGGTGCGACCCTTTAACGGTAAGTTGGCTCTCTTTGCTGGCGCCCTTGATGCTGCCCCAATATGGAATACATCGACGGTAGTCGGTGCAACCCCGATATCGGATAGCGGCATTGTTTTTACTTACCGTAAAAACGGCCAGGTATACGCCGGTGTTATTTCAAAGACGCCTCCACAAGGGGCCTACAAGACGAGAGAGTTAGACCCGGATACTGCCTATGTGTATCTCATTCTCGTGACCGGACAGTCCCTTGCAGCCACGCAGGCTGGGCCAAGTGTCGTAACGCATGATGCGTCGTTGGATGGTTCTGCTCTGATGTTCACCGGTGAGGGCCAGGACAGAGGGCTGGTATTTGGTGAAAACCTCGACCCGACAAAACTGGGAGCAATGACAGACTTAGATTCCCCTGTTCAGGCTCGTGGTCCAGGGGCGGTACAGCACATCCTCAGAACATGCCGTGACAACAACATAGCTATGCCAATATTCGCGACAAGAACACATGCAAAAGGGGGCGCGTTTTACAGTGAGTTAAAAAAGGGCACACCAACATTTGAAGCGGGAATGACGGCAGCGAAAGAGTTTGCGCGCCAGGTATTGGGGATGGGGAAAAAACCCGTAATCCCTGCGGAAATCATTTCACATGGGGAAGCCGATAGCGCGAGAGTTACCGCTATTGGGCAATATTACGGTGATGCGAATGAATGGACAAATGACCTTCAAAGCGGCATTCAGGCCGCTACCGGACAGTCTCAGAAGCCGATCATATTTATTGATCAGCTTGGTTCGCGGGTACGTACTGTAAGCCCAGGTAGTGGCGATATCATTTATGGTGACTTCATTGCACAAGACCAATGGCAGTTGTCACTCGATCGTGCTGACGTCGTTTTATCAACGCCAAAATATCCAATGAATCGGTTATACCCGCTTGATCAACAGCATCTGCTGCAGCGCGGTTATTCGTGGCTAGATGAGTACGTCGGGCAATCCATTTACTGGACACTCTTTGATCCAAACAACCCGCAGCGCCGTAAATGGAATCCTGTACAGCCGAAAAAATTCACCGTTGTAGGCAACGTTCTACGTGGGGAATTTGAGACAACCCCCCTGGGTTACCCTTTGACTATTGATAATGACACACTCGGTACGGCGCCGTTCGCAGGTTTAGACTTTGAGCAAGGCACAGCGACGGTAAATCACTTCGAGCAGGTTGATGATTTCACGTTTGAATGGGGCCTGAATCACGCGCCTACCGCTGGCGACTTTATCCGCCTTGGTTTTAATGCGACCGATCCTGGTGGTTTCCCCGCACCTTACGATAAGTGGATTTTCCCGTTAGTGAATATCCGCGACACATCCCCGTTGATGAGCAAATACTCAGCCCAGCATATGTGGAACTGGTCTGTGCTGGCTCGTATGCCTGTTTAAAAGGAGTACCGAATGGCTTTTGTTTCTGTATCAAATAAAGATAACCAACCTGGCGCGTTACCGGGTATCGACATGTCAGCGTACATTCTTGACCCGGCGAAACTCTTTGCGACGCATAAAGCCCGCGTTATTGCTGACGGCGGCGTTGTAAAGGATGAAGCCGCCACGCTATCTGAATTTACATTTATCGTTAATAGTGGTTTTTATGACCGCATCTCGGCGTGGCCGTATGTCAACGGCGGGGTGAAGGTTGATGCTCAAGGGAATGTACAGAAAGTCTATTCTCTGGTGGGGCCTGATTTTATCGCCGTGCTGGCCGCTGGTAGCGCGAATCCAGCGCCGACAATCAAACTGGATGAAACAGGTGCTCAGCGCGGTGTGCGCATACTGCTGTCAAATGGTGGCTATTATCTGCGTTCGGAAACGGTATTAAAACTGCAAGCCGCATCCAATAAAAAATGGTTGCTCAGTGCCCGGATGAGGGACGTAGACCTTGCTGATAATGCGGGGATCTCAATGGCGTGGGGCGTGGCCTCTTCAACGTCTGCTTTCTTTGAATGCCGGAAGACGACAACTATTTCAAATCCGTGGAAGTACGTCGCAACGAATGTAGTTCCACCAACCTCAGGAAGTTATGTTGCTGCGACTCAATCGCCTTACGCTGATTTTGTGTCATCCGCCGGGCTGTTTAATGCGTTGACTGGCGAAGTCATGGGGTACGAAGGTGGCCGGGTTGTGCAAGCGGGCGTATCCCCGACAGGAACACTGGCTGACCTGAGTGGGACATCGAACTATCTTTGGATCGGCACGACCTACCTTGCCCAGGCGGGTAATCTTAACGTCTGTAACGGTACGTTTGCGAGTGCTCGTTGTTTGAACCAGGCAACAGAAAACGACGCGATTTTAATTTCAAACCGCGCATAAGCATGGCCGGGATGGACCCCGGCAATTCTCCAAAAACTATCTTTCTTTACCGATCAATATCCTACCTTTTCGATAGATCTCCGAACTTTCCCCCGCCAAAAACTTACGCTTATACTGTATGCATAAACAGTATTCTATTGTGAGGTAAAACACTATGCCATCAAAATTTGCAAGCCCGGCAGCGGACTACGTCGAGAAGCGACTAAGTCTCGACGAGATCTGTATCATGAGGCCACATGCGACGTATTTCATGCGGGCATCTGGCCAAGCTATGGGAGTGGGGATCCATGACGGCGCATTGCTCGTCATCGATTCATCTGTTACGCCAGTTCACGGGAGTATTATCATTGTGGACGTCGGCGGTGAGCATGTATTGCGGCGGCTTCGCCTGTACCCATATCGGGCGCTGGAATACGTGGATGGATCGGGCATGGAGACTATGCTGGGTAACGAAGATGACGGCGATGGGATACAGGTATTCGGTGTGGTCACCTGGGCTGCCAACGATATGCGTTCGTGCGAGTTTGATGATGTGCCAGTGATTTAGAGGGCGGAGTTTTTTGGGTGGTTTTACCATGGTTTTACCATCATTTTACCATGGAGAAATTTAAGACATAAAAAAACCAACCGCAAGTGGTTGGTTTTTTATGGATTTTTGGTCGGCATGAGAGGATTCGAACCTCCGACCCCCGACACCCCATGAAACAGAGTTATAGTCTTTCTAGGATGTGCTCTCCGAGAGCTTGAACTAGTTGAAATATTTATATATACAATGCTTTTTAGTCTAAACACAAATCGATGTACATCGATGATGTTAGGCTAGGTTCCATTAAAGATTAAGTTCCAATCGACAAATATCTCTGATGTTTTTTAATGCTTTATTTGTATCCTCGTTCATTCTCATGAAGTGCATGTCCCAATCTTCAGATGGATCATTTTTTATCGATAGGGACTTTTGTAGATTATCGATCTCAATTTGCACTTTCTCATCGATGAACACAGCCTTTATCTGCATAAGTTCAGTGAGTTTAAGGAAAGATGTTACATTTTCTTTTTGGAGTTCTTCTCTCTTGTGCTTTTCCTCCGGTGAGTCGATTCTTGCCTCATATGCCTCAACTTCTTCTTGCCACTCAGCATACAACTTATCTTCTTGCTCCTTAGACATGTTTGCATAATAGCTATATGGCCCTCTATTCATATCAGTATGCTCTTCGTAGGCACTTACTTCATATCTGACATAGGAGGTTATTTTCTCGAGATGCAAAAATATGCTTTCGTAACACTCTTGTTTTTTTGACCATATTTGTTGATTTATCCATACCCTTTCACTGAAGTGGGCATCAATTTTTTTAGTTGCCTCAGTGTTCATAACTAATTGGGTTGTTAATTGTTCGAAATCGGTACGTGTTGCAAAATTTTTGCTTTTTTCCTTAAGAAATGAAACCGCTACAGTACTAAGACAATTTACTATAGCGACAGTAATCCCGATTAATAAAAATGTTTGCCAGTTTAAATCCTGCTTCAGGAAAAAATTACTTAAAAATGATATGATTTGGTTGCTATCCATTTTGGTGGCCTGAAAAATATTTTTACGACATTTTAATCTCACCAAGAGGAACTTCAACCCAATTGACATGATTCTCTGTGGGTTTTACTTCCTAAAGTGTGGATAATCTTCATAATTACACAGAATTATCACCCGTAACCATATGATTATAATGGGCATAGTTCTATGTAACTATTATGAAAATTAGAGCTAAATGACTTATAGATAAAGAGAAAACGAGCAATTTAAAATCCCTCGGCTTATGGCTGTGCGGGTTCAAGTCCCGCCCCGGGTACCAGGGAAAATAATTACAGAATAATCAAAGCAATATGCAGTAATGTCGTGACCGCCGGAAGGCGGTTTTTTTGTGCCTGAAATTCCATTTCCTAACATCATTCCTAACATCATTCCTAACATCATTCCTAACATCATTCCTAACATCATTCCTAACATCGTTTTTATTCTATGCCTGAACGTTGAATAATTACTGTCTGCCGACCACAGGTACTATCTGGATGCTGTTCATACCTTGTTTCAACGTTAACGCTCCAGTTTCACTGATGGCCGCTCCCAATCGTCTAAGCTTATGAACATTCCAGACGACCGCTGGATTGCGCTTCGGCTCGAAACGCGGATGCCATCCGCAAGCGAGCCGTAAGGCTAAATGCTGGGGGCACCTGCGTTTTGCATAAAATCTGGCAGTTTTTTAAGACGGTTAGCGATAAGTGATATATAACCGGAGAGTAAAAAGAGAAGGAGCGTTGTATGAGAGGGGGATTATTTTTATTAATTATTGTAATGCTATCTGGGTGTTCAGGGTCTTTTGGATCGATATTGGGCGTTATTCCGCAAAGTTCCGATGTTTGTCCGCAGGGGAAAAATGCGATCTCCGGTGAATGCCGCTAGTGATAGCTAGTTGAAAAATTGAGTGTTATCCCTGCTCAATATCTTTCTTCGGCGCTGGCCCATAGCGTATCGTCAGGTTGAATATCGGTCTGGCTAGCAACGCTGTCGACATGTGGCATCCGGGTATATCGCTTAATCTGACACCCGCTACGTCACGCAATTAAGACGATATCCGGCTATTTGAAGGCGTTCCGGTAGTCGGATATTGTTTTCCCCACAACCAAACCTGAGCCCCCATCAGCGCCCTCCAGGCAACGGCACTTTATCTGCGTTTACATTGGCTACCAGCATCGAAGTTAAAACAACCAGAATAGCGAAGAGGGCGCACAGGTCCTATTTCTGCAGATATCCCGGCTAACGACCGTTAACCCCAATGACCTCGATAGCGGCTCTGTGCAGCTTTTGGCAATATTCCTCGGGCTGTCTTTCGACCTCTTTGATCAAGTGGGCGAGAATGCTTTGCTTGGTGATGGGCCTGTTGGACAAGAGCACCTGGACTACGCTCTTGCCGACAAGGTTGTATATTTGTTCACGGTACAACTCGACGTCTTTATCGTCGAGACCGTAAAGAGAGTAATCAATCATAGTGTTTTTACCGCTGGTGAAATTTAAAGCGCCGCCCGAAGTGGGCTGAGAAGCCATTAAAAAATAAAATACTGCAAATTCCAC